GTATCTGCCAGCGGGTAGCCCGCCGGTGAATTGGTCGCAAACCGCGCGCCGATGGCATTTGTCACCGTCGCCGACTGCCCGGGGTAATAATAGGCCAGCAGATCCACCGTCACTTCCGCACCCGTCAACGGGTCTGGCGAATCCCAGACGCTGATCGTCCAGTAGCCATTGAGCCCCGCAATCCGCACCTCATAGCGACCCGGCTCAATCCAGCAGCTCGCCAGTCCATTGGTCATCGGCACCGTCTGCGTCCAGCCGACCATGTTATTCGTGCCAGAAACCGACAGCGCATACCCCGGAGCCGGCGAGATCGTCAGGCGCGCATTCAACTGGCCGCCCCCGATCATCGCCTTGGTCGAGAAATTGACCGTTGTCGCCCGCGCCGTCAGGCACATCAACGTCACCAGCCCAATCAGTCCAATTCGCGTCTTCATTTCTGCTTTCTGCTTTCTGCTTTTCAGCCATAGCTGCCCCAGCTAAACGTGTAACTAATCAGCGAAGTCTGGTCGCTGGCCGGCGCGGGCGAAAACCCCGTGCAACCAGCCATCAACGAGTAAAGCACCTGGCTCCCGATCGTGATCTTGAGATCGAAGAAGTTTACCCGCCCAAACACTCCCGGCACGGCGAAGATCGCCCCCTGCGTCGAAACGAACAGCGCCGCCGCGTCCGCGCTCGCGTGCACCCGATCCACCATGAACGACACGACCCAGAGCCCCCCGCGGAAGAGTGCCGATTGCCCCGGCCGCGCCGAGTAGCCGGAGATACGCTCGCCCAGGGAGCCGGCCCCTTCATCGGCCAGGACCGAGTACGTCCCGGTCCCGGTCGGCGTTCGGTATTCGATCTTCACCTGAATCGCTTAGTGGAACATCGTATCCATCACCAGGCTGCGCAGCGAGAACAGGGCGCCCGGCGTGCTCGTTAGTTTGATGGAGGTGAAGTCGCCCCCCGGAAACAGCGCGGCCACCGCGGCCGTTGACGCGCACACGATCGTCCCCGCAGCCGCGAAGGTGATCGTATCCCTCAGCGTAATTTCGTTATAGGTGTGCACCGTGGTCGCCCCCGTACAGGCCAGCGCCAGCGATTGCACCTTCGCCAATGTCAGCGCCTGGCTCAGCACCACGTCCACTGATGCCGGGGGCAGCAGGACATCGGAATTCATCTCCGTATCCCCGGTCACCGCCGTCTGCCCCGAAAGCTGTTGGCTCGGGCTGGTCTGATAGGTCTGTGTTATTGTGTGTATGATCATATTTTTGCTTTCTGCTTTCTGCTTTCTGCTTTTTGGTCAAGCCAGGGTTAGCCTTGCTCCCGGCGCTGAAAGCGCCGTAATCATGCCGAAATCCCCATGCCGGTTCAGTTTCGAGTCAAACTCGAACGCCCCCTTATTCAGTGCCGCGCCCGGCACGGTCACCGATAACCCCGTCCCGGTCACGACGAAGCTATGCGCCAGGGCCGACAGCCGCGTTCCGATGCCCATCGCCGTTCCCTGCAGGCCAATGGCCGCCAGCAATTGCGCCGTCGTTGGTCCCTGCGGCTTGAACCCCACCATCGCGCGGTAGCTCTCGACCCGTTGGTCCACGGTGATGTTGCCCATCTTCACCGGGTTCAACTTCAGCTCGTGTGTCAGCGTGAAGCCTTCCTCGGCAAACACAGTGCCCCAGCCGGCGACCGCGCCCCAGGCCGCCGTGCACAGCGCCTCCTGGTGAGTGACCGGATAGTCCGCCTGCGTCCACGCCACGCCTGTCGATTGCGTGTAGAACGCATCGGGGTCTGTCGGAGACTTCCCCGTGCCAATCCAGCCCGTGTATTCGAACCCGGTATAGAGCGACTTCCCGAGGCCCATGAATACGTCCGGCATCTTCGACAGCGCCGACCGCGTGAACGCGAATTGCTCGCCGTCGCTTCCCTGGACCGTCACCGCCCGGTTAGCCGACCCGCAAACGCGCCCGCCCGCCGTCACGAAATTCGTCAATGCCGCCGGCAACAGCGACGCCCGGGTCCCGGAATCCCACACCGACTTCGGCACCCCGCTGATCGTCCAGACCAGGTCAACCAGGACCGAATCCAGCGCCCCGCCCAGCGATGATGGAATCTCCCGATAGACCGGCTTCGGTTCGAGCTTCACGTCGCCCTCCGTGTAAATGACCTGGGCGACATCGACGATTTTGCAAGGTCCCCCCACGTTGATGGTTGTTAGATCCAGTGCTGGCATATTGTTTTCTTTCTATGTTCTAATTTTCTTCACGCTCTACGTAATTATTTTGACCGATATGTGCGACGGCAGCAGATTGGGCCGCCAAGCCGCAAAAGTGATGATCTGCCCCACCTGCAAAGCCAGGGGCCCCTGATAAAGCTTTGCCTTCGTGTTAGCCTTTCCCGGCAGCGACCGGTCGAAAGTATAGTAAATATCCGCGTCGGGTGAATTGGCCCCATTCACCAACCCATAGGTCCCATCATTCCCATCACTCACCAGGGGTATATCGCATCTCATCCAAGGCCGATGCTCGCGCCTCATCGACACCGAGGCCCGCAACACGACCAGGCCGTCGCCCTGCAAGAGATCCGTAGCCGGCGTAATCGCTCCCGCGTCCGGAGTCAATCCGCTGCTGAACCCCAGCACCCAGCCAAACATGAAATCCAGCGCCAACTCCGCCAACTCTTCGCAGGATGTCCCTGTGCCCGTGCTCAGCAGATTGATATTCCGGTTCTCAATCGCCACGATTGAAGCGAGCAGGTTCCGCTGAAGCGAATTCGGCTTAGGCACCTGCAAGCGCGGCATCTCGACATACAGTCCTGCTCCCACCGGGCCGTCCGGTTGGCGCGCCGTCAGCCAAAGCGTCTCGACCGCCAGCTCCGATTGCGCCAGAAACTGACGCTCCAACACCACGTTAAACCGGTCGAATAAACCGCAGCTTAACAGCCCCTTAAACAGGTATTCCTGGAGTTGTAGGATGTCGCTCATGCCGCCTTTCCCGCGTAGAAGTCGCTTGCCACCGACGCCAGGCCGGCGCGATACATCTCGCGGCAATCTTCGATCCCGCGCCGCAGAGGCGCCCGCGCGGGAATATTCATCTTCCGCATAAACGTACCCACCTCCACGTCCGCCTTCCGGTTTAGTCGCCATTTGCCAAAGAACTTTTCCTTCGCAAACCGCTGTCGGACATGGCGCCTCACCTGTACTGTTCCTTTGTATCCCTCCTCATGCACCCCCAGATACTTCACGTTGCTGCCAATCGTGGAGAGGACCGCGTCGCCCGAAACGACCGCTTTGCTGGGCCGGATTGAGAGGCTTAATCTGTTCGTCCTTATTCCCAGCGATTCCGGCCCGCTCTTACTGAACCGTTTCAGTTGGATCTCAGTCACTGCCGCTTCATTGAGCAGATCCATCCGCGCCGCCAGCGCCCCCAGGAGCCCCGCCTGGTCCCGGCAGCGCGCCGCTGCCTTCGCCGCCCCCGCTGGAATGGTGAATTCAAAGTTCATTCGACGGCGTCTTCCTCCGGCGGCCCCTTGAGCACCACCCCGCACTTACAATGACAGTTGATGACATTCCACGGCTCGCCATCGGGGTCGCCCGGGAACCGGATTTCATCCGATTCCCCCGTCCGCTCGTCAACCATCGTGAACGAGTCGTCAAACGGAATAACCTCGCCGTTGACCATGCGGTGCGCCGCCCGCACATTCGCGTTGCCGGAGGTCATCCATCGCTTCCATTTGGCCCCGGCTTGCTTCTGAGCATCGTTGCGCCCCTGCCCGTATGCCGCGCTCGTCTCGGTCATGGCGATGGTCATGGCGCGGCCCTTTTCGATGTCGCCAAACGCTGCCTTTACCCGCCCCGCCAGCTCAGACATCGTCTCGCCCTTATCGAACCCCTCAGCCAGCCCGCTTTTCACCTGGTCAAAGATGTCCTGCGGCGTATCCGCCATCTTATTCTCCCGATCCGCAAGAAATCGCTGCACCGCCGCTGGCGTCGCCTTGAACGGATCGTCCTTGCCCATCTCGACGAGAGCCTGCGCCCCGGCCGCCTGGAAAGCATCCAACCCGGCCACTCGCATTACGCTCTCGAAGTTGAGCTTGAACTTGCGCAGGTCGAACATGAAATCCATCGCCGCGCCGGAGCCTTCGCTGTTCGCCAGGGGTGTGGAGCGTGGAGCGTGGAGCGTGGAGCGTGGAGCGAATGAGCACGGAGCCGGTTCGTTCGCCAAGGCGGATTTGCTGAGGATCTTGGCCTGCATCTCCAATCGCGCTGGCAACAGCGCTTCATGGATGGCAGCTAGATAGCGCCTCACAGCGGGCACGCGCGACCGCATGTGGCGGCGCCACTCAGCCAACTCTGCCGGTTTCCGTTTGGAATCCGGCTCGCTGCGATCGGCGGCTGGCTCTTCCTCGCCGAATAGCCGCTCAATAGTTCCTGCCGGACATGAATCCTCGCTATCGTCGTTCGAGTTCACCAGAGCCCAGTGACCCAGCTGGTCCAGCAACTGCCGGATCCGCGCCCGCGCCCGCACCGGATCAGCCGACAGGCCGGCGACCTCGGATTTCATATCCGCCAGCAACTTCCCCAGGTAATTGGGTTCCGCGCCTTTCACGTCACGTCGCACCCAGCTTGTCGAAGCTATCGGTCCTCACGCGCCGCCCGCGCCGCACGAGGCTGACCCCGTGACTGATTGTCTGGTTCGGGTCCGGAGCGCTGACCTTCAATTTGCCGTCAATAACTCGCTCCAGCATCTTTTCGGCCTTGTCATTTTCCGACTTTCGCGCCTCGGTTTGAATCGATGGCACTTTCGGCATGCCCTGCGAGACAAAGGCCCATATGGCCCAGGCAATCACATACCTCTTCAGCGAGAGCGGTACCGTCCCGTCAACGTCCAGAGGCTGGCCGCTGGACCGTATCGCGTCGCGGAATGTTTCGGTCGCCTCCGCGACTTTATCCGAGAGGTCATCGGCCCGTTTGATGCCGGCGATTGACTGCCGCTCCGGCGATGCCACCGGCATGGCCTCTTCGTCTGTTACGGTGATCCAGCTCATATCATTTCACGCTCCACGCTTCACTCCGTGCTTAGCGCTTTCCCCTCTTCCCTACCGATCCCGTCCGCCGCCATCTCCCGCAGCTCCCACTTCACGATCCGCCGGTCCCACGCCCTCCCACCGTATCCGGCCACCACTCGCGCCTCCGTCCGTGGAAACAACTCCGCTTTCGTGTGCGTCTCCCGGTTTTTTCTAAGGGGCAACAATTCACGCGGCATAACTTTAGACTCTGTACCAAACACCTGTTAATAGCCTGTTAACGCTTCGCTGGTGGCGTCGCACGCCCTCCGGGCATGGATTGCACCCCAACCGTCCCCCAACGCGTCCTGCGCCCATTTCATCCTTCATCATTCATCCTTCATCATTCGTGAGAGGAGTCCCGGCCGCCGCCCCCTACAGACGGCGGCCGGGCTCTGTGCACTAAAGGCTATGGCGTTTGCGCCGTCAGCACGGTCAGCGAGAATCCAGCCGCGTTTGTGCTCGATCCCAGCGCCGTGCCCAACTTTATCCCCGAGAGGCTGTCACAAGCCTCGACGGGCAGATTTGTCCGCACCGTGATGGCGTTCGTGTTCCCGGCCGCCAGTGCCCCGCCCGCGAGCTGGTTATTGTCGATGGTCCACGTGAACGGCGTATCGGTCGTCACGTTCGTTCCCACCAGGTATTGGAACGTCATCACCAGGTTGGTGCAGAAGTTCGCCTTCGTCAGCGCCGTCGTTCCCAACGGCGCGATGACCGCGCATAACTGCATCCGGTGCGTCGCCGCGAATCCCTGCACTATGTTAGTCGAGGTGCCGATCGTCAGCGTCGAGCCGTTCGTGCAGCTCAGCGCCAATGCCAGCGTGGAAATACGCGGACTGAGCGTCTGGCCCATTGCCGGCAGCGCCATCGCCACCAGCACGGCCAACCCCACCAGCACCCGCGCCTTGATTTTCTTGATCGTATTCATGTCTTTGCTTTCTGCTTTCTGCTTTCTGCTTTGATTACAGCTAGTTGATGGCCAGCTTCATGATCCCCGTCGTGTGCTGCGTGTGGAGGTATTCGTAATTCTCCACGGTGATGGCGATCTTCTTGACGCCCAGGTCGGTGACATAGACCGCGTATTCGCCGCTGCCGTATTGGCCGCCGACGACATGCCGCACGATGTTGCTCGGATCCATCGGGCCGGCGTCCTTGATCCCCGTGAAGATGAGGACGTTCTTACCCAGGATTTCCGACTTCGCCGTCGAGCTGCTCTGATAGCGCTCCGCATTGATGAGCACATTGGAAATGCCGAGCGCTGTGGCGATCTCCGCTTCGGTGAACTGCCCCGCCCGCGCCAGTGACCCAGCCGTGAGCTGGTTCTCGTAGGCTGTCTGCCGCGCCAGATGAGCCGCGTCGCCATAGGCCACGTTCTGCGGGTAGAAGCCCGTCGTGTTCGCCAGCGTGATGACCCGCGTCCTGATGTCCAGGTCTGGGTTGCTTGCCGCATCCCAGGTGACCGCGTCCGCCGTCGCCGCCGCCGTGAAGGTATCCACCGCTTCGAGCACGGTCGCCCGGTTGAGCAGGTCAATCAGCCATTTCGTGTGCGTCTGCTGCCACTCCGGCTTGTCCTTCAGCTCATCCCGGTCCAGAATCACGGACAACCCGCGATTCGGCGCTTGCAGGTCGCTCTTGGCCGCCGTGCGCTGCCGCACTTCGGCAAAATCCGCCAGGATGCCGCGTTTAATCCGGTTGTAATCCACCGTTTCCCACGGCTCGTTTTCGTTATAGGTCGTCAACCGGAAAATCCGGCTGCTGCTCGGCCTCGGCGGTGCCAGGAAATCCCGCAACCGCGCCAGCCCGTTGCCGACCATTGAATCGTAGCTCGCGGCAAAAGCCGTCAGCTCTTCGATGTTTTCCGTCTGCCGCAGCAACGAATCATTGGGCAGACAGATCGTGCCACTCGGCATTCCCGCCCAGTCGTTGCTCAGCACCACGCCGCTCTGCATAAACGCCAGGCCCGCGCGCGTGTTCGCCAGTGCCAGGGGTATGTCAATTCTATTCATGTTCTTTTCTTTCTTCGACTTTAGACTTCAGACTTTAGACTTTAGACTTCGGGGGTTATGCCGGATTGGCGAGCGACCAGCTTCCCAGCGACGCCACGGTCACCAGGTAAGGCGTGCACGGGACGAAGGAGACCTCCGCCAGGGCGGCGACGGTTTTATTGCACCGGCCAATCACGTAGTAATTCGCGCCCGCGGAAATGAGCGACAGGTCCTGGACCTTGCCCGCTGCCGCCGGTGTCACCAAGTGATCGATCGTGATGGCTGTTGCGGCCATCCCGATCTCGAACCCTTTCCGGAGCCCGAGGCGACGCACGTTCACCAGATCCGCGTCCTGGTAAGGTGAATCGCTCGAAATGCCCATCGGCAGATCGCTCGCCGTGCAGATGTCGCAGAAATTCGCCCCGCCCGACCCGCGCTTATAGAGCAGGTAGCGGCTGGACACCGGCGCTGTGCCAGCGTTGATGATCAGCGTCTCGACCCCATGTTCGTTCATCAGGGCCAATTCATTCGGCAGGGCGAACCCCGCCGGCTTCGTCAGGCGATCCCAGGTCGCGGCCAGCGTGCCAAGCACGGCCACCATTAATTGTTTGATTCTCTTCATGTTTCGATTCTTGCTTTCTGTTTTCTGCTTTCTGTTTTCTGCTTTTGTCTGCTGTTACTTCGTTTTGGTTTTAGCCTCCGCCGCCTTCTTAGCCGTGTCGTACTCCCGCTGCCGTGTGATCACCGCGACTGCCTGCCCCCGCGAAAGCCCCCGCGCCATCTTGGCCGAGATCAATCCCTCATCCGCGGTCCGTTGCGTCTTCTCCGCCTCCAGCACGGCCACCCGCGCCTTCAGCCCCATGTTCTCGTGTGCCATGTCCACCGGCGGCGTCCGTGCCACGCGGCGGCTGTTTCCGAGCGCTTGAACCCCCGCATTCTCGGGCGCCAGGTCCGCCGCCGGCGTCTGTGTTTGTTTCTCACCCATATTTTTGATTCCTGTTCGACTTTAGCCTTTAGCCTTTAACCTTTCTTCGGCGTCAGCTTCTGCGCCAGCCCCTTGTATTCCGGCTTCTTCATGACCGCCGCATGCGCCCGCACCGGGTCCTGCCCGTTGGCGATGAGTTCGGCCTTGAACGCCGTGTCGTACTGCGCCCGCGTCTCCTGCTCCTCATTGCTGAGGGCAGCCGACTGCTTGCCACTTACCGACGTATTGTTGCTGGTCGTCTTGGTGGCCGGCTGTTTGGCGAGCAACGCCTCGGCGTCCTTATCGAAGTCCGCCGAATTCTCCAGCGCCGTCACTTGCCCCTCGCGCTCCGCCATGGTCAGGATCCCGCGATGAATCGCCAGGTCCGTCGTCGCCTCGGCCCGGCCCTTGCGCTCGGCCTTGCGCGCCGATTGCTCGTTTGCCAGCGCCGTCGTCGCCTGGTCCGCCCGGCTCTTCTCCGTGTTGCGCTCGTTTTCCAGCGCCGTGATGCGCCCGCCCAGCTCGCTCTTTTCGTTGCCGAGCGCGCTGATTTGACCCTGCGCCGCCGTGGCCGCGGTTTGCACCGCGCTCATGACGACCTGGTCGCTGCTGTCAGGACTCAGGGTGACACCCCGGCCCGCCAGCCATCCAATCATTATATTCTTCATGCTTTATCTTTCGTTGTTGTTTGTGTTCTCTGGCTGCGCTCAGACGCCGCCAAAATCATTACTTGCCGAATCGGCCCGCCCGGCTCGCGTGATACTGCGCCATCTTCCGGTGCATCTCCGCCGTCTCGCCGTTCCCAGCCTTGTCCTGCGCCGCGGCGGCCTTCAAATGCGCCTTCGCAGCCGCTTCATGGCCACCCTTGCTGTTCGCATCCGCCGATGCCGTGTGCGCACTGCGGCTCGCTTCGTTATGCGAGCCATGCACTTCGGCGCCCGTGGATTGATTCCCGTGAAACTCGTTCGCCAGCACGGCCAGCAGCTGCCCATCCGTCATTTCGTTCTGAATGGGCACGCCCTTGGCAATCAGGCACCCAATGATCTGTTCGCGTAACATGTTTTCCTTGTCGTTTGATTGTTTTTCTTGCCCTGATTGTTCCTCGGGGGCTGCATTGGCAAGGCTCTCAACCCCCGAAATGTTTGGATAAGGCGTCAACGCCACCGAAATCAGCTTGAAGGGCCGGCAGCGGATCGCCTTGCCATCTGATTGGCCATTGGCGATGGGTAAGACCCACCAGAATGCGCTGGGATACTTGAAACCCGCCTCGACTGCCTCCGCCCCCTCGTTATCCAGGGCAAAGTGCGCCTCGATGCCACGCTCGCCCTTGCGCACCTGGTCCACGACGCCAATCTTGATCTTTTGCGCCTCGTTCGATACCGCCGCCGGATCGGCATCATTCAGGTCGCCGTGCCCCTTGAACGTGGGAATCCCCACCAGCGCCCGGCGCAGCTTGCGGAAAAATGAATTCTCCTTGGCCAGCAGCGCGTCCGCCGATTCGTTATCCAGCACCTGGATAAACTGCTGCTCCTTAATCTGCCCGTCCTCGCGGTAAACCCGCGTCTTCGGATGCTCGCCAAACGGCGCGATCAGCGCCCAGCCATCCGCGTCGATTTCCCCGTTCCCCAGGGCTAGTTGCAGGACGATGTCAGGATTTGTTGATTTCATGTTTTTGTCACTCCCCGTAAAACCCCCTGTTGCAGGATCTGTTCGAG